CCGTTCATTTCGTTTCAACCGGTTCGGCAATTTTGAACGGAATGAACGTTGTGACATCACCATTGGTTGCGCCAAATGAATTATATGTGTTTGATTCAACGCGTGGTGTTATTTTAGAACGTCAAGGTGTTGAGGTCCAAATGTCGTATGAAAACAACGATAATTTCGAACATGAAGTTGTGACAATCAAAGCGGTTGAACGAATTCAATTCCATGTTGCAACAATTGAAGAAAACGCGTTCATGAAGTGTGATGACATCGCAACGGCGTTGACATTAATCACCGCGCCATAAAAACCAAAAACAACGGATCATGAAAAAAGTCAAAATCATTCGTAAATATGGACAATTCGAAGTCGGACAAATTGTCCAAGTCGATGAAAAAACGTCAACATTTTTGTTGATGAATTGCGTCGCATGTGTTCACATTGAACCGAAAAAATCCGGATGTTCGGATGATTGTGATGAATGTGATGATTGCAATGGTAAAAATAAAAAACGCGTTGTTGTTGAATCAATTTTGGAAACAGAAACGAAACCAACAACACGCAAAAAAAGAACAACAAAAAAACCGGATCAAAACGTTTGATCCGGTTAATTAAAAACATTGAACAATGTCAATTTTAAACATAACATTTTCGGATTTCGGCAAAGGAAAATTTGAATTGCATGGTGGAATTTATGAACAACCAAAAATTCAATCGTACATTGACAAATTTGAAAAACGTTATTTGTTAAAATTGTTCGGCGCGGAATTGTTTGGATTGTTTGAATCGGATTTGATTAATGGACAACCACAAACACAACGATTTGTTGATGTGTTTGAATCGTTTGATTACGATGATGGATGTCGAATTGTTTCATCCGATGGAATTATTGAAATGTTGAAGGGATTTATTTATTTTGAATATGTTCGTGACCTTATTTCGCAAATGTCGGTGAACGGAAACGTCAAGCCGGTTGGTGAAAATTCGGAAACGATTCAAATGTTCGAAACAACATTGTTGACGCGTTACAATGACGCGGTGATGAATTTTCAAAACATTCAAAAATTCATGTGTGACAATTCATCCAATTATCGTGAATTCAATGGTGTTGGTGTTCGAACAATTTATTGGTCATGAAGGATGTCACAAAAATAATTCAATCCATTGTGGATGACATCGACAATTCAATTGTTGGTGAATTTGACGCGTTGGAACAAAAAACGTTCGTGTGCAAAACAAAATGGTTGCGCGTCGGACAAAAAGTTGTTTCGACAGATGGTGAATTTATTGTGACTGAAATAAAACGTGACGAATGGATTGTTGCGGTTCCGGTTGGTCATTTGAACGATTTGAACGGATTGTTTTATATAAAAAATCCGTTTTATATAACCGGAACCAAATTGGCAACAAATCGTGAATGGACCATTGCGGATAACGATTTGACCGAAAAATTGCCGTTGATATGGATGTTGGAATTGATTTCGGAAACGATTTTTGGACGTGGTTCGAGTTATGAACGAACAATTAATGTTGAATTGTTTTTTTTGGATGAAACCGATCCATCACAATATTACACAATTGATCATCGTGAACAAGTTGTGGAACCGATGGAACGTTTGTTGGTTGAATTCATTGAAACAATAAACAGAAAACGCGAATTTGAAAACGTTGATGAATATCGAATCCGAACATTTTCGAGATTCGGAACAGAAAATGACAATGGTGTTTTACAAAATGTATTGGACGCGAATTTGTCCGGTTTAAAATTGGAATTCACATTGTCGAAATTTAAAGAAAATTGTATTTGTTAATAAAAATTAAAAAATAGAAATTATGAATGTATGTGATTGTAAAGTTGGATTGTCCAACACCGGACGTCCAAATTGTGTTCCGTTTCAATCGGTGACGTCAACGTTGATTTTGACGCCATTAGTGGGAAACGATGGTGTGAAAAATTCAATTAATTTGTTGGCACCAATTCCGAATTGGTCCGATTTAGTTAATCAACCGGATCCATCAAAACGATGGTTTCCATTGCCTAAATTCGAAAATGTTGAATTGCCAAAAGCGGATTCGATATTTGAAGAGGCGAATAGCGGTCGAATGGTTTTCATTCGTCAAGGGAAACGATCATTTGCCGGTGAATTATGGGCGGAAGATTCAACGCCGGAATTTTTGGGTAAATTAAGAAAATCACGATGTGTTGATTTTGGTGTGTTTATTGTTGACGTGAACGGAAATTTAATCGGTTCAAAAGTTGGTGACGAATTGTTTCCAATTCCGGTTGACAACGCGTCATTCGATCCAAAATTGATGTTCGCGACAGATTCAACAACACAAAAAATCATGGTCGGATTCGATTTTGATCGTTTGTTTGATGAATCAACAATGAAAATGATCACACCAAACGAATCCGGAATCAATTTCAATGATTTGGATGGTTTGATTGACGTGTTGTTGACTATCAACACCATCACACAAACAAGCGCAGATTTAACGGCGGTTTTTTGTTATGGTACCGCGTACAATCCAACACCATTTGTTGGTGCAAATGCGTTGACAGATTGGTCAATTTCCGATGGAATCACAACGTTCAATCCGGACGCAATTGTTGAAACGGCAAATGGAAATTATAATTTAGACTATACATCACAAACAATTGGTGTTGGTGTTGAATTAACGTTTTCAGTAAACAAAACCGGATTTGAAGGTTCGGAAAGTGGAACAACAATTTAATATTTGAGATATGGACATAATAATTGGAAAACGAACAATCAATTCAAAAGTTTTTGAAGGGTTGACAATGAAACAAGCGGTTGAAAAATATCCAAATTTGGATGAAAAATTCATTCGTGAGGCGTTCAAAATAGCGAATCCGAATCGTTCACGTCCGAAATCAAAAAAATAAATTGTTCAAAAAAAATGGAAATGGTGATGTTGAAAAATGTCACCATTTTTTTTTGTAACTTTGTGAAAACATCAAAAATGATTGGTGAAACATTGATTGAAAAACAATTGCGTTTGGCGGTGTTGTTGGATGACGCAAAAACATGGTTTGACGTCCACAATGATCAAATAAAAGGTTTGATTTTGCGGTTGATTAAGGATGAACAATTGGAAAAAAAAGGTGTTGACAAATTTGAACAAATTATTGGATTGTATTCAACAATGACAGAAATGATTAATCCGCAAAAAATTGCCGGAACACCATTCACATTGAAGGACACCGGACAATTTTTCAATTCAATGTTTGTTGAAGTTTTGACAAATGAATTGGTGATCCATGCGAACGCGGACAAAATGCAATCATCCGATTGGTGGACAACAAATATTTTGGGTTTGACAGAAAACAATTTAAATATTTACATTGATGAATTACGGAAAAAATATATTTCGTTCACGCGTTTCATTTTGGGAATCAATTGACGAAATGGTTTTGTTTGATTGGAAAAATTGCATGGATGGAAAAATTGAATTTGTGAACAAAGAACGAAAAAAACATCCGGACAATTTTAAGCAATGGGAAAAATTACATGATGAATTTTTGGTTCGTTTTGGAATTAGTGCAAAATTTGAAAATTATTTGAATTTAATTCGTAAAAAATCGGTTTTGGAATGTGATGTTGTTTTGACCGGTGATCGATTCAAATTGAATAAAATTGAAATATTAAAACAAAAAATTGAATCATTAAAAATGAATTTTGGTGATGGTTTGACAATTGAAAAATCATTGATCCATTTGTCAAAATGGTTGGGTTTTCAATTAAAAATAAAAGAAATAAAAGTTGTTGAATTTTATGAAATAGTTGACGAATATGGCACAAGGACAAATTAAGAGGTCGGAAATAGCGGAATCCGATTTATACAAAGAAATAAGAGATTCAGCACAAAAAACAATTCAGCAATTGAATTTGATGAACGCGTCATTGAAACAAAGCGCGGAAATAATCAAAAACGAATTGTCAGTTGGTTTGGAAAAAACTACAAAAGGAATTCAGAACGTCACAAACGCGTCGATTCAGTCCGAAAAAATTATGCAACAATCGATTAAAACGGAACAAGAAAAAGCGAAGTTGCAAAAGGAAATGTTGAAAGCGGACCAAGAAATTCAAAAAGTCGAACAACAAAAACAAAAAACCAAACAAACGCAATTGAAAACGGATCAACAATTGAACCGCGAAAAAGAACGTCAAGAAAAATTAAATGAAAAACAATTAAAACAAACAAAGGACCAAACAAACGCATATCAACAATTAGTTGTTCAAACAAGAAATCAAAAAAACGAATCAAAAAGATTGGGCGCGGAAATGTTGAAATTGGAACAATCCGGTCGAAAAAACAGCGCCGAATATAGAAAATTGTCACAACAATTTCAGAATGTCACACGTTCGGCACAAAAAGGTGATCAACAATTAAAAAAATTGGATCGACAAGTTGGTGACAATTTTCGGAATGTTGGAAATTATCGTTCGGCGTTGGGTAAATTGACCGGCGCGTTGTCATCAATGGGTTTGGCGTTTGGTTCGGCAATGATTATTCGAAACGTTTTAAATATTGTTAAGGATTTTGATCAAGCACAAGCGAATTTATCATCCGTTTTGGGTGTGACGCGAACCGAAATGACAGAATTGACAGAAACCGCAAAACGTTTGGGCGCAACAACAAAATTCACCGCGTCACAAGTTAGTGAATTGCAATTGGAATTTGCAAAATTAGGTTTTTCACAAGAGGAAATAAACAATGTGACCGACGCAACATTGCAATTGGCGAGTGCGTCCGGAACGGATTTGGCGAACGCCGCCGCAATTGTTGGTGCAAATGTTCGCGCATTTGGTTTGTCAACATTAGAAACACAACGCGTTGTTGATGTCATGGCAAAATCATTCACGTCATCATCATTAGACATTGACAAGTTTTCAACGGCGTTGGGAATTGTTGGTCCAATTGCGAAATCATCCGGTCGAACAATCGAACAAACAACCGCAATGATTGGAACATTAACGGATCGAGGAATTGACGCGTCCACCGCCGGAACCGGTTTAAGAAATGTGTTTTTGGAGTTGGCAAAAACCGGAATGACGTTTGAACAAGCAATGGACCAAATAAACAACGCAACAGATAAAAACGCGGTTGCATTAGATTTGTTTGGAAAACGTGGTGCGGTGATTGGAACAATTTTGGCGGAAACCGGTGATGACGTCGCAACATTAACCGAAAAATTAAACAATGCCGGTGGTTCGGCGGAAACAATGGCGTTGAAACAATTGGACACATTGTCCGGATCATTAGACATTTTGAATTCGGCGTGGGAAGGTTATATTTTAGGCGCGTCCGAATCCGGCGGTGTTACCGATACATTAAAAGGTTTTATAACGTCATTGGCGGAAAATTTGGAAACAATTTTGGATGTCGTGGTGAATGTTGGAAAAATGTTCATTTGGTATAAAGGCGTCACGTTGGCGCAAATTGGCGTAAATAAAATTTTAGCGTCATCATTTTTACAAGGTGCAAAAAACATGGGCGTCATGAAAGGCGCAACGCAAATTTTAGGAAATTCGATTCGTCAATTGGGTTCATTCATAAAAACAAACATTGTCGGAATTGCATTGATGGGAATCATGGAATTGGTTCGTGAATTTTCTAATTTGAATGAAATTGCCGGAACAACATCGGACGCAATGAATAACATTGCCGAATCACAATCAAATTTGGCAAATGAAAGCGCAAAAGAGGTTCGACAAGTCAGAAATTTATTTTCCGCATTGCGTGACACAAATCCGGAATCAAAAGAACGTTTGAATTTGATGAACACGATCAATTCAAAATACAAAACAACGTTGGGGAATTACAAATCCGAAGTTGAATTTTTAAACGCAATAACAGAAGCGGAAAAAAATCTAATTGAGCAAATCGGACAACGAACACAATTGAAATCAAAACAAATTGCGTTTGAATTGTTGTCGGAAGAAATGGCAAAAATCCAATTTGAAGTTGATAAAAGCGCGAAAGCAATTCAGCAATTTTACAAAGGTTCATTCGGTGAACAAGCATTGAAAAATTTATTTGACAAATTCGGTGCAACCGGAATTAATGAATTGGAAAATATATTTGACGCGTGGCAATCACAATTGGACGAAATTACACCATTGTTCAATGTTGCGCGTGAATCTTATGAAAAAACATTGTTGGAAATGGAAAAAACCGGTGATGGTGTTTCGATTCCATTATTTCCAACCGGTGATGACGATGATGATAATGATGATAAAGCGGTTGAATCATTCATGGACCGAATCAAAAAAGTTGCATTAAAGAAAAAAGAAATTGACGCTTTGTTGGTTTCCGACATTCCGGACGCGCAATCATCATTGGATGAAAGAATGAAAGTTCAAACCAATTCAATTGAACGTGAATTGCAGAAACAAACAATTAAATTAAAACAACAATTATTGAATCG